TAGTCGAACACAAGTTGTGCAGAATTTTATCAATGATTTGGAGTCTTATAGTTTTAATGGCTTGTGTGTTGCAACAGACGAAGGGGATGTAAGCTCACTTTTGATGGCATACACAAAAAGAATGAGAGATAGCATTGGTAAAAAGTTTCAGACAGTCATATTTGACAACAATAATGATTATGACTATGAAGGCGTTATTGTTATCCCTAATACAAATGCTGAAAATAGCTGGGATATTGTAGCATGGGTACTAGGTGCGACTTGCAGTTGCGAGATTAATAAAAGTTTAACTAACGCTACATACAACGGGGAAATTGAAATCGAAGCAGATTATACACAGTTAAACCTTGAAGACTTTATAAAAAATGGCTTTTTTGTTTTCCATAAAGTTGGTAACGAAGTAAGGGTTCTTAAAGATATTAACAGCCTTACAACTACAACGGATGAAAAAGGCGATGTGTTTAAAAATAATCAGACAGTTAGGATATGTGATCAGATTGCCACAGATTATGCAAACATCTTTAATACAAGGTATTTAGGCAAAGTCCCTAATGATAGGTCCGGCAGAAGTGCTTTAGCTAATGATTTTACTAAGTATTGTAACGACCTTATGACTATTAGAGCTATTGAGGACTTTACAAGTGATGACATTGTTGTAGACATTGGTGACACAAAGACAAGCGTTGTTGCAACAAACACAATTAAGGTGGTAAACACTATGGAACAGTTATACATGAAAGTTGTCATTAATTAAGAGGAGGGATAAAAATGGGACAGATGAATGCTAAAGACTCTGTAAGTGCAAAACTTGCCGAATGTTATGTAACCTTAAATGGTAACAGATATAACTTTATGCAGGCAATAAGCCTTACAGCTACAGCAAAGAAAAACAAAACAACAGTACCTATTTTAGGACGAATGTCTAAGGGAAACAAGGCTACTAGCCTTGAATACACAGGCAAATGCAAGTTCCACTTAAATAGTTCTATCTTTATAAAGATATTAGAAGAATTTAAGAACACAGGCAAGGATTTGTATTTTGACATCCAGGTTGTAAACGAGGACCCTACAAGTGGTGCAGGCAGACAGGAGATTTGGTTGCGTGATTGTAATGTAGATGGTTTAACTATTGCAAGCTTTGACGCCGATGGGGATTACCTTACTGATGAAATGGATTTTACATTTGAAGATTGGAGCTTAGGCGAATCATTTAAGAATTTAGACGGTATGTTATAGGAGGAAAAAATAATATGGATTTAAGAATATTTTTTAAGCAGAACAGGGAAGAAAAAACAACAGAATATCCTGCAAGTAGACTTTTTAAAAACGAAAATGGCGAAATAATTAAGTGGAAATTAAGAAAGCCTTCCGTTGAGGAAATGGAAGATATTAGAGCTAATAGTTTTACAATGAAACTTGCAGGAGGCGACAGTCCGTCACCTGTGTTTGATAGTAAGAAATACCAGCACAAATTGGTTGTTGCATCTGTTGTAGAACCAAATTTAAACAATGCAGAACTACTAAAGAGTTATGGCAAAAACAGAGCTGAAGATGTTGTCCCGGATATGTTCGACAATATTGGCGAATATGATAAACTTATTAACTTTATTACAAGGTTTGCGGGAATTAGAACCCTTGAAGAAGATACTGAAGACGCAAAAAACTAATTAAGGAGGGCGATTACCTTACTGGGATAGCATTTTATTGTTTTACTCAGTATGGGTGGCCACCCTCTAAGGTTCTGAAGATGTCTCAAAAAGAATGCGCTTTTATTTCTGCTTGCATAGAAGAATATGAGGGAAGTAAAAAAAGTGCTTATGATAAATTGGAAAAGGTTAAATAAGGGGGTGGAGAAATGGCACAAGTATCTGTTAGTCTTGTTTTAAATGACTTAATGAGTGGTCCTTTACAGGGGGTCATAAACACCCTTAATGAAATGGTTACAGCGATGAACCAAGTCCATACCAGTTCGGAGAATATGTTTAACCCTGGCGTAACACAAGCTCAAAGCAACCTAAATGCTATACAGGGACAAATTAATAATGCTGCAAGTGGAATAAAAAAAGAAGTTGATGAACAAAATAAATTAAATTCTGCACTTAATCAACAAGCAGAAGCAGTAGACAGTACAGTATCTGCCCAAAACCAGTTAATTCCGATTATAAATCAGCAAAATGTTATTTATAATCAGACACTTAACATCCAAAATCAACAGTATAATGCAGTAAGTAAAATTTTAAATGTTCAAAATCAATTAAATAATGCTACAAATCAAACGAACAATGCCGTTAACCAACAAGGAAATGCAGTTGGTGGTGTCTTTAAAAGAATAACAAGGTTGGCGGCAGGGTACTTTAGTATAAAGGCTTTAGCACAAGGTGTTAGAGCATCATTGGATTTTAGTGACGAGCTTGCCAATAATACAAGCCGCTTAAACCTTATGAACGACGGCTTGCAAACAACACAGCAGCTTCAAGATGATATTTTTGCTGCCGCACAAGAGGCAAGAACTGATTACATGCAGTTGCAAAATTCGGTTGCCCAATTAGGTATACGAGCCGGTGGTGTGTTTAATAATAATCAAGAAACTTTAAACTTTGCTAAGAATTTAAGCAAGGAATTTGCCGTTGCTGGTGCCTCGCAACAGGAACAGGCAAGTGCTACGTTACAGCTTACACAGGCTTTAGGTTCTGGGGTATTACGAGGCGAAGAATTTAATGCCGTATTTGAAGCCGCTTCTCCGATAATGCAGGATATAGCCGATTATATGAATGTTCCTATTGGGAAATTAAAAGAAATGGCAAGCGACGGAAAGATAACGGCAGACATTGTTAAGAACGCCTTACTGGGAGCTACAGATAGCATAGACAAGAAATTTGAAAACATGAGTTTGACATTTGAGCAAAGAATGACACTAATGGCGAACTCGTGCCAAAAGGCATTTGAACCTGTGGGAAAACAAATAAACGGCTTAGTAAATTCCCCAGAATTTTTAGCTTTTACGCAAAATTTAGTTGAAGGATTTAAGTTTATTGCTGATGTTGCTAGTAATGCCGTAGGACTTATAGGAACCTTATTAATAGTTTTTAATACAGTTTTTAATGTGGCTCAAAAAGTGGGAAGTTTTATATATAATAATTGGAGCATCATAGCCCCAGTTATATGGGGAGTTATTGGTGCATTATCTGTGTATTATGGAAGATTATTAATAATTAAAGCTATAGAGGCGGTAAGTGCTATTGCAAGCACTGCCCTTGCAATAGGAAAAGGTATATTGGCGGGGGCAACTGCCTTGTTGACAAAGGCAACATGGGCTCAAGCAAAGGCACAATTTGGCTTAAATGGAGCTATGTACTCTTGCCCTATAGTTTGGATAATGATTGCAATAATCGCTTTAATAGCTGTTATATTTGCCGTATGTGCAGCAATAGCCAAATTTACGGGAGTTGCACAGTCAGCTTTTGGCGTTGTATGTGGCGTTGTTGCTATGGCCGGAGCGTTTATTTATAACACAATGCTTGGTACAATTAACGGCATTATGCAACTTATTTGGACTGTTTTTGTTACTCCATTCTTAGGGATAATTGAATGGGTCTTAAATGTGTGCAATGGTGGATTTGACAGCTTTGGGGATGCTGTTGCAAACTTGATAGGACAGATTATATCTTGGTTCTTAGACTTGGGAAAGGTCGTTACAAAAATAATAGACGCAATCTTTAACACGGATTGGACTGCCGGACTAAATTCTTTACAGGACAATGTAATAGCTTGGGGGAAAAACGAAAAAGCGATTACAATACCTAGAGATGCACCCGAATTAACATCTTTACAAAGGATTGAATATGGACGGGCTTTTGATGCTGGAGCTAAATGGGGGGACGGTATCAGTAATTCTGTTGGCAACTTTACTAAAGGATTGTTTGACAGTGACAAGTATTTAAAAGATTTACAGAGCCAAGCAAATGGGAATACAGGTTCTTCATATGACGGCAGTGATGCCAAGGACAGTGCAAAAAAAACAGCAAAGAATACAAAGAAGATTGCTGACAATACAGCAAAAATAACCGATTTACTTTCTCTTGTTAAAGACAATTTAGAAAAAGAAATTATTGCAAGGTATACAAGTGGCAACAATATCATAAATGATTTTAGTGGCATGACAAACAACTATAATAATAGAAACGAATCTCAAGATTTTATCCAAGAACTATCTGATTATTTATGTAGACAGCAGGAAAAAAGCACAGAAGGTGTATAATTTTGTTGACAATACTCTTTTTTTGAAGTATTATAAAATAAAAAAGGAGGTAATATTATGGAATCAACACAAATTACTACCTCTACAGTACAGGCATCTCAGTCTAGCTATATTTGTTTAGTTTTTATGATGGTAGCTGTTATTGGGTTGATTGTGCTTGTAGTTGTTAACATAAAGAAAGCAAAAAGAGGTATCGAAAAAGATAAGGCTGATGGGATAATTCAAAAGGGAGTGTTTAAGCATTTTAACGGCTTAAATTTGCCGGAGAACACTCTTTGTACAATCTTGTTGTATAATGACAAATATGAATTTAAGGCAAACGGAATAAGTTTCAATCTGCCCTTAGCAAAGATAACAGATGTTTGCTGTAAAACTGATGTTGATATACAAAAACAATATGTATCAAGTGTTGGTGGTGCCGTTGGTGGTGCTGTATTGTTTGGACCTATTGGAGCTATGATAGGTGGCAGAGCAAAGCAGAAGAAAGTAAAGAAAGTCAGCACATACCTTATAATAACATATATGGACAATAATGATGTTAAATACATAGGTTTTGATGCAACAAACTCTGAATGGGAAGCAAATAATTTTGTAAACCAGTTCAAGACAAACGGAAGTAATACAGCTACAAAAATTGATTTATAGGCTTAAAAGCAATCCCAAAAAAGAGGTTGCTTTTTTATTGCCTTGAAAGGGGTGATAATTATTACAGAGGCTTATACTTTTATACTGGGGTATGTCTTGTTGCCAGTTACACCCAGTAAAATAACAACATCTTATAATGGCAACAATAAGGAGGTAACACTTGTTGACGGAACAATAATTAACAAGCTAAATCCTCCGGGCTTAGCTGAATACAAGTTTGATGCAGTCCTGCCAAAGGACCCAGAAGTTCCTTATGCTAATAAGCAGGTAGACA